GTTGTTGGCATCGGCCATGTGTGGGAACTGCTCTTTGGTTATCCAATGGCAGCCTACGGCATCGACCTGCTCCAGCATTTGCATGGACCGCTCCCAAGCGACCACGTTGAAGAACAACATGGACCTGCCCCAAAGTTGGGTGGTCAAGGATGGATTCGCAGCCCCCTTCGTGTGGGCGTACAGGTACACGGCTTCCTCTTCCTGCGAGGCCCGGTACATCTCGGTCAGCGTCGCCTGCTCCCAAGCGTTGGTTCGGGTTACCACGACCTTGACCTTATCGGCTACCATTGACCCTTCCAGCACCTCCTTGACCGCTTTGCGTTGTTCGGGTGGACCGACGATGCCTACACGAATCTCATCCAAGACATTGATAAGCCCGTAATTGCACACCGCCATCATGTGTTGATTCAGGATTAACTGCCAGTTCCCCCCGCAGTAGATGTGGTAATAGTGGATGACTTTCATAAGGTCCAAAGGAGGGTTAGAAGGGTGAGGATAAAGAAAACGGCTGCAAGCGTCTTCCCGATTTCGATGAGCAGGTCAAGGATGCGTTCGGGGTTCATTTAAGCAGTAATAAAATCTTTCATATTGTTTAGGGGTTCATGGGCTATTTGATGAAGTGATTTTTCATGTAATCATCAAACTCGTCGTCTATATCTTGATGCTCGTTCTTGTACTTCCAAGCATCCTTCAACTGCTCTATCTCTAATTTCTTAGCCTCTCTCACTATTTGGGCAACTCTTTCCTTATGGACAGGCAATTCGTCTGCCGTACAAAAAGTCCCGAAATAGCCCTCTTTGGTCATCATTTCAACAATCCACTCAACTGCTGTTTGCTTCATGCCCCAAAGTTACACCACAACATACTTACCTGCATTACTGACCCTTAACTTGTTGAGTGCCACATAGCGCATAGCATCGCAGGCGTGATTGAAGGAATCAATCGGTACCCCCGTGTTCTTTCCCTCTTTGTCGGTAGCCCAAGTGTAGGAGCGCAGTTCCTTGATGAGGTTGGTGGAGTCCTTGGTTACCTGCAATTTAAAGCGTTTCAGGATGTCTATCCCGTTCCTGACCGAGTCGGGGCCTTTCTCCGCTGGCTTGATGTTGAAGCCAAGTCGGTAGATTTCCTCGATGCTCTTGGGTTCGGCTGAATCGGCAACTATCTCCCAAGCCCGGGTGATGCCGAGCGACCGCAACTTGTCTGCGATGTCTTGGTTGGTCAGGCCCGTTGAGTACAGTAGTTCCTGAATGAGCAGGCAGTCCCCTTGGCGGTATATAGCGACCAAGGCCGTAGGGTCGTTGCTAAAGCCCCAGTCAAGCCCAAGGGCGACGAATTTCGCACGGCTGACATCGATGCCCTCCACCACCTCGAAGTCCTCGTATATCGCACCCTGAAGCGTCCCGACTTGACCGAGGCCGTACACCTTCCACCAGTTCGCCCAATAGGCACTCGTTTCGGCTTTGGTCTTGGCTTTCTCAATCTCTCGGATGATGGCAGGGTCAAGGGCTTGGTTGTCCTTGTAGGTAACAAGCAGGAACTCTGCATCGATGTCCTGCATCAATTCGGTATGCGCCCAAAACTCTCGGACTGGATTGTAGTCAATGTAGATGGCGGTCCTTGTCCTGATTGCCAGTTGGTGATAGGCTTCCCATGTGATGTTGTTTGCCTCGTTCACAAACAGCACGTCCCTCCTTGCCCCTCGCATCTTGTCGCTCTGGTCAGCGGAAAAGAACTCGATGTAAGAACCATGCGGAAAGTCATATCGGAGCAGCGTTCGGTTGTATAGTTCCTCTTGGTAAAGCCCTGTCATGTTGAGCATCTTGAGGAAGTCCTTGAGCGCACCCCTGCGAAGGTGGGGGATGGATTCGGAAACTACCGAAATCTCAAGCGGACCGCATTCGGGGTTGGCTGCATAGGAGTAGAGCAGGGACAGGATGGCAAAGGTCTTGCCTGCCGATGAACCGCCTTGGACTATTCGGACTCTCTTGCGGAATCCATCAATCTTGATTGCCGTTGTTGTTGGTGTCAACTTGTAGTTTTACGCCCTGCCAAATTGGTTGAGGCGATATGGTTGCAGCGACCTCCTGCTTGGGTTGACCGTACACCCGTGAGAGCAGGGTTTCCATGGAGTAGAGCGTTCCCTTTTCGATGGACTTACGGATGGCCGAGGCGATGGTCTTTTCGAGGACCGTTGCCGTCGGGTTGTCCCAAACTGCCTTGACTTCCTCTAAGGTCATAGCCATCATGTTTTGGATGGTGTCGTTGATTTCGGACCGCTTGTACCCTTGGTCAACCAAGGTGCTGACGTACTTGCGTGGACGGCCATTGGGGTTGCCTGACTGCCCTTTTTCAAACGGCTTGTTATTTGGTATCGGGTTACTCACGGCTGTTATTCGGCTGTTTTGTACGGCAGGCCGTTCCTCTTGACCTCCAAGGTCGGGTCGAGTTTAAGCATCCTGTCCACGATGACTTGGCAGTACTTCGGGTCAAGTTCCATGCCGTAGCACTTGCGGTTTAGTTGGTGGGATGCGACCATTGTTGAACCACTGCCGAGAAAGGCATCAGACACAATCCATCCCTCCTTACTGCTATTTTGTATCAAAGGAGCAATCAGTAGGATCGGCTTCATTGTTGGATGTTCTATGCTCTTATGCGGTTTGTCGGCACGCAATATGGTTGTGGCTGTTTTTTCGCTTAGTATCTCGGTCAGCATCTTCTTCATCTGATCTTTTGTCAACTTAGCGATGTTGACGTTATCCTCGATTACTGTTGTATTGGTTCGGTTATCCACGAAGTAATGTGCTGCACCCTCCTTCCATCCATACAAGCAGGATTCGTGTTTCCATTGATAATCTTGACGACCCAAAACCATAGTGTTTTTTACCCAAACCAAGCACTGTTTAAGTAAAAGTCCACTGGCAATAAATTGATTTCTAAATTGCGTTTCGGTTATACCCGGAGGGGACCAAACATACCAAGCCCCGCCTGCTTTTGTATAGGAACCAAGTGCTGTATAAAAGTCATACAGGAATTGATCAAAGTCTTCATCTGATTGTTTGTCGTTTTGTATGGTTAGTGCGTCTTTTGTCTTTCCTATATAAGCCACGTTATACGGTGGATCAGTCATTACCATATCCGCAAGGCATCCGTTCATCACCTTTCCCCAAGTGTCGGTCTGCGTGCTATCCCCACAAAGCAAACGATGCGGACCAATCTCGAACAGGTCGCCCAGCACGATGTCGGTCTGCACTTCATTTGGAATTTCAAAATCATCCTCCTCGGCCTCAATTTCTTTTACGTTATCAAGGTCAGGTAGGTCAAGACCCCACTCTTGCAGTTCCTCGGTATCCCATTCGTTCGCAAGCATCTCCCAATCCCACTCCCCTCCGCTTACGTTGTCCTTGATGATAAACTGCCTTTGCTTATCCTCGTCCCAATCCACGACTTGAATCGGCACGTCCTTCCATCCAGCCTCACGCATGGCCTTGAGCCTCATGTTGCCTCCAAGCACGACCATATCGGCATTGACCACAACGGGACGAACCTCGGCCATTTCAGGCAGGTCTTTGATGGACTGCACAAGTTTCTTGAACTTGTCGTCCTTGATAATCCTTGGGTTGTTCGGGTTGTTCTTGATTGTGCCTATGGGTACTCGTTGCATCAGTATTCGATTTTGTCTATCAACGAATCAATCTTGTCCACGATTTTCATCTTCACCGCAAAAGCGTTCGGGGAGTTGGAATCGTCCACCGCCCCGATGCAGTCGCAGAGGGTGGTTATCACCATCATGAGCGAATCCATGCGGGCTTGGACTTGGGCCTCATCGTTGGGGGCTTTGGTTGAGGGCATGGGTAAATGTGTGGTGGTTGGCTTCGGCAAACTGGTCCGCCTCTTGGTAAATGTAGGATAGGGCCGATTTTACGCAGTCAGCGCACCACCAATTTGTATTCGGTCGTCCGTGGGCGACGAGGATGGTCTGCAAATCGTGGACCGCTTCGGGGCTTAACCGCATGAACAAGGCGGCTTGGTACTGCTCCCAATAGTGGCGGTGTTTGGTTGCCAGCAGGTACTCGTCTTGGGTCATCGGTTCGTGACTTGGAGGATGACAACGGTTAGCCCCGCAGAGGCGAGGCCGTAAACGGGGGCGAGGACCCAACCGCAGGTGGGCAGGGTCAGGGCCACCGCTACCCAAAAGGTCAGGCAGGTGACGCAGGAAAACGGCTTGTGCCTTCCGAACCAGGTGTGGTAGAACCAACGGGGAAGGACACGGTACTCGGCGATTGCGAGGGCGGTCAGCGAACTAATCAGCAGGGGAAATATCAGCGTGTCCATGGGATTGAATGGCGGCCTTGATTTTGGCCTTGGCTTGGTCAATGGAATAGATTATTGAGCGGTATGGAATACCCGTGTCACGGGATAGTTTCTTCATGTTCCCCGTGCGGAGGTGCAGGCGCAGTAACTCCTTGTCATAGGGGAAAGCCCCGTCCTTGGCCCAAGTGTCCATCTCCGCCTCTGCAATGGCCCACAGGTCGTCCATCAAGGAATCGTACTCCGCTTGTGGAATTGGGGAATCGGGGTCAAGTTCTTCGAGCAGGTCGTGGTGACGGTACTTTTGGGCAAACTGGTTGTTCTTTCCTCGGTAGAGGTTCAGCAGGAGGCGCACCACATAGAACTTGAAGTAGCCCTGCGACTGGATTTGCAGGATTTTGGCGGGGTCTTTTTCCAGCAGGATGAGGACGCATTCCTGCTCCAAGTCCCTCCAAAGCGGGTCGCCCCCCGTGATGGTGAGGCAGGCTTTTCGGATTTCGCCCGTGCGGTAAAGGTCGAGGATAACTTGGTCGGCTGACTGCATGCACAAAGATTGCAAAAAAAAGGGGTCAGCGGTTAGGCCGACCCCTTGGGCGTGATAGCGGTTTCGGGTTATTCGGTGGACGGAAGTTGCAGAGTGTCAGTGATATAAGCCCCCTCTGCCGTCTGCAAATACTCTTGGGCGTTGTTGAAAACTTGCCTCCGTAGGTATCGCAGTTGCGGCTTGGCCTTGCAGTCGTTGTGGAAGGATTCCAAGTTGATAATGATGGTGGAGTAGTGGCGGTTGAGTTCCTTCCCGATAGCCATGAAGGTGAACAAGTATTCGTTGTAGGCGATGTCGGCCACGATGTTCCGAGCGATGACGCAGGGCCGTTCCCGTGACGGGGACCGCACTTGGTCGGGGGTGATGCCGAAGATGGCGGCGGTCGTGTCAACAAGATGATGGATGAGGGCTGGGGTCATGGGGTGTGGGTGGTAAGGTTGGGTATTGCAGTTTTTTCCATGCTTCAAAGTCCTGAAAAAAAATGTTGTAGATTTTGAACTTGTCGGTCAAATAATTTACATACGCAGCAAGTTGTTCTTCTTTTGTGGGGGTCATGCTGGGGATGCTATTGATTGACAGTAAAGGCATTTTAGAACTCTGTGTCCTTGGTAGGATGTGATAATGTAATCGCAAAAATGGTTTTGAGATGCTTGCCTTGCATACTCCTCCATCGCTTTAATGACCCATTCACGGTCAACTTGGTGGAAGTGCATTTCGTTGGCGTCCTCGTGTTCTGCGAGTATTTCGTCTGCGGTTTTCATGGCTTAAACGATTTCGGGGATGGGCATCCAATAAAGGACTTCGCTGGTGAACCAAGAAAAATCCCCAGAGTACCACATATCGTGCGTTGGTCTCCACCAAGCGACTATTTGTAGTCCTTCCTTGTCAGTTATCAGCACGGGTTCGCCGTCTTGGGGCATTCGGTCTTGGGGTCTTATCCAGGGCATAGTCAGGCGTTTTTGGCTTGAAGGATGCGACCGAGCAGGGTCCAGTTCACTCTCCACGGAGA